TTCTTCTTTTTTATGTTTTGTAGCAAACTTAGTGCTACATTTGGTAGAGCGTTTGAATTTCATAATTTCTCCAAGTTTGGTTAAAAATGTCCAAGTTTATTGACTACTGCTGGCTACCCTTGATTTTTTTTTAGTTGGCATCACTACTTATTGGCGGAACCTGCTCTAGCATGTGAAGCATAAACCCTAATTTATGTCCCACAAGCCCCATGTCCTTGGAATTTATTTCTTCGAATTCCATACATCGCTGAACTATCTCAGCTTCGTCTTCCCTATCTTCTGAAACCATCGCCTCATAAAATTCTTTCCAAGATCCATTATAATTTTGATCTCTTACGGCTGCTAAATGCTCTGGATAAAACCCACTAAGCCCTATTTTATGAAACATCGATATATCCAGCTGACTAAAATCTAGTTGCTGAGTAAAATCGTTTGCAAACGTTTTCACTTCGTCTAAACACTCCCTAATACGCTCAAGGTGCTTTTTAAGTGATCTCTTGCTGGGAAGAATATATCCTATAAGAAAGGTCATGGATGAGTCATCAGGCCCATTAAAATGGGGCGGTGAGCACCCAAAACCATGTTCATGAGTAATCTCCATAAGTGTAAATATTAGCTTTTGGCTAATATGGTCACGATCAAATATGACCTTAGCCTCAATTCTTGGAGGCTTAGAATTAATAAGAAGTACTTTAAAATCCTCTACATCTAAAAGATCGATCTTGTATTCGCTTTTGCTCATTTACACATCCAGAAAAAAAGCCGGTGGGCCTCAGGCCACGTTGATTGTGAGACCCACCGGCAAATTGATTACTCGTCGTCCCCTTCCAAACCTTCGTCGCCAAACTCGAACTCATCATCTCCGATAGCCGGTTTCACACCAGCCTCAGTGTTAGTGACAGTTTGGGTTCCAACAGCGTACTGCTGGCCAGCTGGCGTTGCGCCGCTGTCACTAGAAACGCCCAATTTCTCCTCAACCTCTGCAGGTGTTGGAGGTTGGGTAAACTTTGTAATGTTTACCCTCTTCAAGAAACCCTCTGTAAGAGCAGTTTCTTCTTCGGTGATGTCCTTCATCTTGGGGCTAGGCATAACCTGATAAAGAGGCTGAGTACCCTTTGGCCCACGAGTGATGTTGACGTCATAGGCTAAGATCTGGCCCCAAGGCTTTTTGATTGTTTCATTCCAGTCAGGGTTGTTCACGTAACCGCGAATGCCCCTGAAAATCTGGCTCCCAATCTCCAAGATTTTAGGTCTGCCACTCTTATAATCTAGTACGCCAACATACCAGCGAGTTTGAGCATCAACTCCCTGACGGCAAAGTGGACAATCGTTAATAGCACAACGAATCTTGCGATTCTTACCACTTTCGTCCTTTACCCAATGGACTACGAACTGATAAGGATTTGTAACAATCCTTACCTTATTATCACCTTGTTCTAGGTTCATGAAATCATTTGGTCCGGAAACATCTCCGTCATCCCAACTTGCAAGTTCTCCATATTTTACTTCAGACATATCAATCCTCCTGTGTGTGTTCCCTGGTACGCATTGTACATAGCGGGATAATTATTTTCGGATGTTTGTTGTCAAGACGATGAATCGACTGTCACGACATCCAGCCAACGTGGCCTATCTTTTTATATAAACTAAACTTTCTATAAACTCAATGTTCTCGTATGGAATCCATACTTCTGAATATTTCTGATCCTCTAAGTACTGTTTCGATGCAGTGGTTTCTGGATCTAGTTCTGGAATCTGATCAGCCCAAAAACCAATACCGTGAAAAGCGTTGGGGAGAAAATACTCTGCCTTTTTAGTTACAATAAAATATCGGTCTGGTGATCTTGCAGTCTTTTTCTTTAAAAAAACTGCATATAAGGGTTTATCAGACTGACCTTTCTTAACATGCATATCCATATCAAAAGTTGACATATTTCTCTCCTAGTCGTTCCAGGACTTCTCTCCCCAGGTCCTTTCCTGGCCAGAGGTTTCAGAAAAACCAGAGGCTTTCTGGTGTCCGTATTCACCTTTTAGTCTCTGTTTCATTAAATAATGCGCATCAATAAACCATTTTTGCTTTGCTTCAAAAAACTTACGAACTGCATACGCTTCATTGTATTTATCTGTTGCGGCAACAAACTCTTCATGACTTTCAGCGTAAGCCTCACGTGCTTTTACGGTTCTATGGCCCTCTTCACTTGCTGATAAATACAATCTATTCTTTGTTGCACTAAGCCTCGACTTAGCTTTGTTTTCTACTAAAATTAAAGTGGATAAAATTTCACTACACCGGTCAGCCGCTCTTAAAAATCTAGCCGCAAGCTTTTCAGCATTGGCTATATCTATATTAGCATCTCTGGGCATAGCATCAGCAAGACCCTTAAATTCTTCAATTTCAATATCCAATGGATTGAAATGTTCAAGGTCAAGCTGTCTTCTAACCGTCAGTTTTTCTGTCATTAGTAATCTCCGTAATCCATCGCTCCGCACGTCTTAATCTTTGGTTAATCATTAGATTTTGTAGAAAAACAATAACAGCCCATGCTGTTTGTTTTTTTAGTGGAGGCCTGATTAAGGTAATACAACCATCTTCATCTACATCAAACGTGTCACGAAACTGTTCTTTACCAGAATACATTCCACTAGAAAACTCTTCTACAATTCGCTGATAGTAACCATATTCCTCATTAGTCATATCAACTTCTTTATAATCTATGATTCTAATGGGCATTAACTACCTCTACGGAACACTCCCTGTCCCCCACCGTTCATAGCTTGTTGCTGTTTAGCCAATCTGGCCAAACGCTCTCGTTCTAAAATAGGATTAGGGGTGCCTTCAGAAAAAACCGACTCTTCCGCAGGAACTAAAGCCTGTTCGTCAGCAAAATCCTCATTGGTCATTGTATCTGCCTGTATCTGGTCTACCATATTATATCTACTACGTACAGCCTCTTCAAGCATTTGCTCGCGCTCTCGTTCAGAAATACCATCTGGCATTTCTGGAGCTGACATAACATCTTGAGTCATAGCCTGTTTCATGGCGCTTGGTGGAGCAACCTTATGTTGTGTAACAGGCTGTTGTGCTGTAGACTGAGGGCTAGCAGGTTGTGCTGGCACTCGTTGAACAGGCATTTGAGACATCTGCTCATTATTACGAAGGGTAATGTCATATCTTGCCACTAACGCAACAGCCAGATTGTGAGCCGTTTCTCCACGTACAGCAGCCTCATTACGAATGGTATTGCCCACATCCTCTATTAAGGCTAGGGATTCCTCATCCATAATTTGGCCACCACATGCTGGGCATATATTCTGTGCTATCGCGTGTTTAAATGTGGCAAGTATCGGAGTTCCACAAGATCTGCATTGCATGAAATTTCCACCTCTCTAACTATTAATTTAAACCTTATTGATAGATTGTCAAGGGTTTTTCTCAATTTCCATAAACTTTTTGAAGTTCTTTTAACATTAATGTTTTCGCACCGTTAAAGTCACTTACCTCACAGATGGCCCCAACCGGCCTGCCAATAGTCATTAAATCTTTGGCAGTTTTATACTCAGTTGGCCACACTGTAAGCTCAACCTCCGTACCCATGACATCTTCCACTAGGTATTTGGCCATCTTCTGACCAGCGTATTTGCCATTTTTTATCTTAAACTCACGCAAAAAGCTCTTGACAATAACTTCTACCACAATTCTATGACGATTTGGTAGCACTCGAAGCTTGGAGATTAAAGTAACTCCATTATTGGTAAAGAATCTGGGAAAAAGGTCGTGGATATTTCCAGATACTAATTCGCCCAATACCTCTTGCTCATACCTAAGTTTTTCCTGTTGGCCCCACTCATTTCCAGAGAATTTAAGAGGAAAATCTTCGATAGCCATTTCAGCATCATAACCATCTTTGATCTTCTTTCTGAGGAAGGCGTTCATCTTATCACGTATCTTTTTACCCTCATCATGAACATCTTTTCTGTTTACTTTGAAAGAATCGAAACACCCAGCCTTAGCTAAAGCTTCGATTTTACTTTTATTAATAATTCTACCGTCTACTTTGTGGAGAAAATTAACAAACGATGAGAATGGTTGTTTACTTATAACTTCATCTAGAGCCTTTGCTCCCATTCCCTTAATAGCCGCTAAGCCCATTACGACAGTTTGATCATCCAAGACCTCGTATCCAGCTTTGCTTTTGTTAATATCGGGAGGAATAATTCTAATTCCCAACCTACGGCACTCACCCTTCGCTCCATTAATCTCATCATCTTTGTTAATGCCGCCCTTTGAAGTTTTAACCTTAAGATAGGCTGCAAGAAAAGCTGCAGGATAGTGACATTTTAGATAAGCTGTGATATATCCATTAATTGAATAGAATACTGCATGCGAGTTTGAAGTAAATATACCAGATGCAAGAAGAAAATTATGAGATTCATTATCAACTTCTATATCAAGTCCCCTATCAAATCCCTCGAAACTGAATTGTATAACTTTCCTAGATAGTATATTTTGCTTGGCCTCTCTTGTATAATTTTTATAATTATATCCAGGAGTTTTTCTGATGGTTTGCCAGATTTTGGGAACTGATCCATGGCGATCCTCAATAACTTCCATTCCCTCTTGCTGATCTCCGTCTCTAATATACAATCTCTGCTCTGTACTGTTTTCAAGTGATCCTCTCCCTTGATTGGGAGGAAATGCCAAGGACCATCTATCTCTATCACACACCTTATCTCTTTGTTGACAAAATCTACTTGTTTCTGTTTTGAGCCACACAAAATCGTCCCGTTTCTTTTGAACCCTATTTTCTGCAAATGCGGCTCTAATTCCATTTCCATCTTTGATCTCTTTGGAGAACTGTGCGCCTTTGCCAATATTTTTGCAAACTCCTCTGGATTGTTTTGTCTCCATTTCCTCAAAACTTCTGCTCTCTTTAGTTGTATATCTCTTCTTGAGGATGTTTTCTTCGCAGTTACTGAGGCTTTTTTTCTCATTGTGTCCGACCTGTTTACCTTCGACATGGTCTGTTGACGAACCTCTTTTCTTACTTTCTGACATATTTGACATTTTTGGAAGTGTTCTGACCATTCCACTTTTGTACAAACCTTTTCCTCTCCACAATAAAACTTTCTTACTCTTTTCGCATTTATCCCCGTTTTTACTTGAGAACAATACTCTACACATATTTTTTTGTGAGCATTTAACTTCGCTTTTGAGGGAAATTCCTGATGGCAACCCGGACACACTGATGGAATCGATTTCGGCATTTTCTTCTAATATCCTCCTAGTAGTTATCCTTTCCCCATTTACAATCCACTTATGATCTAATGTGCACCTTTCAACAGAACCATCGTTGAATGTTAATTTCCATAAAGGGACTATACCATGATCATATATGTTTGTAATATTTGATACAACAACTTTTCCGTCATCTAAACTATACAGTTTATCTCCCACCTTACACTCTGACATTTTCTTTGTGCCTGATGTGGTATAAACTAATGTATCTTTATGCATAGTTTTATTGAAGCCGTACCCCCCGAAGCCAGCTACATACTTATCCCAAACTCCCTTAGCCAACTCATAATCTACACCATGGGTGTTCATCATCCCCTCAATAAACTCCGCCTCTAGTTTTAGAGCAAAATCTGGATCCTTACCCTTAATCTTGGTAAACTTTCTGAGCTTATCTGCTTTGTTTAGGTCCCATCCAGCTACATGGCCAGCTACACCCATAAGTTGCTCTTCTGTGATGGCTAAACCATACGTCTCGCCAAGAGGCTTTTCTAAAGATATGTGAGGATAGGTAACCTCATCCTTGCCTGTTCTGCGATCTATATACTCTTCTCTGGTGCCTTTTTCTCCTGGCTTACCTTTTGCTGCAGGCCTGCCAAGAGCATTTACCATGGCAATATCCAAAATATTTTTTGGCTTAATCCTTTTACATAGGGCCGCCATAATGCCTGACTTGCCGAGTTGGAAAACACACTTGGTTTGACCGCGCTGAATCATCTCATATGTGGCAGGGTCATCCAGTGGAATATCTTCCATTTGTCTGGGTGCATTTTCTATACCAAGACTTCTAATGTTTTTAAATGTCTCGTCAATGACATCCAACGTTGATATGGCCAGGAAATCCATCTTAACCAAACCCTCGCTCTCACAGCGATTCTTCTCATACTGTACTGCTATTTCCCTGTTTTTATCAATACGTAGCGGAGCAAACTCATAAATTGGGACATCTGAAACTACCATCCCAGCTGCGTGTGTAGAATACTCTTTTGGCATGCCAACAATTTTATCAGCACATTCCATTAGTTCTGGGCAACGATCAGCAAAATCACGTAATTTAGGAGAAAGTTCCATAGCACGCTCAAGAGTCTTTACCTTATTGCCGTCAGGATCTTGATCTGGAATGGCAGCCTTAATAGCCTCTGCGATTTTTACATAATAGGCTCCCTCTGGAATTAAACCTGGCATTACATTTCTCATAGATTTAACAAGATCTGGGATCACATTTTTGGGAGTATAGGTGTTAATATTCGATACCTGGGCACAGTTATCTCGGCCATACTTTTCTCTTACATATTCCTGAACATTGTCTCGGCCGTTAGATGTGAAATCTGTATCTATATCTGGGAGATCTGTTTTATATGCATTCTGGAATCTCTCAAATAATAATCCATACTCAAGAGGATCTACGTTGTGAATACCTAACAGATGAGCAATTAAACTTCCGCCGACACTATTGTGTACAGCATAATTTTGTGTCACATAGGACTTGTCCTCATCTACGTGAATATCATATACAAAGTCTTTTTTGATTTGCTTTTTATCTAAAATTGTAACATAATATCCATTTTCAAAAATACGGTGATCAATTCTATTTGATAACTCTCCCTCGATACCTCTAAATCGCAATTTATAAGATTTTTTACAAACATACTCTCCATATTTGTAGCTTTTTCTTATTGAAACACTGCTGGGTATTTTTAAATACAGTAGTTCCTGTCTAATATTATTAATAAGATTAATGCTTGTAGAGTCAATATTTTCACGCTTGTCTCTTTCTATGTTATAATGGCCATCTGAATGTTTAATTCCCATTATAATTTGTTTTGTTTTGTTAGACGGCAATCCAGAAAAAATACCGAATGATTTAGTACTTGATGTGTCTTGATAACTCGGGAAAAGATCTCTAAAAAGTTTAGCTAAAATATAACTATATACATATAGTTGGTCTATTTTTTTTTCTTTATGTGGAGCAATAGTACATTTAAACCCCAACTCACTAAAATAATTAAATAGTTTTTCTTTTCCACTTACATCGTCTCTATGAAATGCGAACCCTATACTATATGACTGGTTTTTATCATGTATCCAGCCATCTCCAATCCACCTTCCTATCATATAACAAAAATCTTCATCAATTTCTAAATATCTGCCAATCTCTCTGTTCTCTGTGTTTGTGCTGTTTTGCCAATCGTCGAAAGACACACCAGATTGGGCTAAATAATCAGAAATAACAAGTCTTGTCTTCACTAAAATTTTATTATTTCTTTTAGCCCTTTGTACAGCGTTTCTTGATAGACCCGTTTTTTTACTAATCTCCCCAATAGAGAGATTATTTGTTAGTGGGATCATAGATATAATATTATTACCATCAAGTATATCATTAGGACCACAATACTCTCCCAAATCTAAACTTTCTATATCATGATCTGGCCTGTCAGGAAAAGGCATAAATATAAAATCATCCTTATTCAGTTCAGAAATGGCCACAAATGATGGATCATTTTTAACAAAATATTTTCTTCTTTTAAATGGCGGCTTCCAGTTATTATTTAAATATTGCTGATACGATTTTGTTTTGCGCTTTTTAGTCCCATAAACCTCGTGATCATTTGTTAATGTAATTGGACCAAACGAGTAATCCGTTCTTACCTGAACTAAATCTTCATTTGAAACATCATATTTAAATGTATCTTTAACAGATCTAAACCTACCTTTGTGGGTTAAGACAACATCGCCTTTTACTATTTTATCTAACCTTTTGAACCCATCGCTGGTAAAAACCATAGTGTCTCCGGATAAACACCCTCGTCCAATGCCAACAAGAATATCGTTCTTCTTAGCCCATTTAATCATATCTGCTGTAATCAACATATATGATGAAAAATTATTGCCTTCCAATATTTTGAGTTCATTTTTGACACGATCCCACCTTTCTTTTCTCTCGGCAGGACCAAGATGTCCAAACTTCCTTTTAAAGCCATCAATAATATGGAACCTCATATAGGCTTTATCCATTGGTAAATTTTCTGGAGTGTGCGATTTCTCGCGCCATTCTAAAAATTCTTTGTAGTCTGGCTCTTTAGATGGGTCAAACACAGGCAAATGGTTACCCTTAGATTCCATATAGTCTGGTGGCTCTATCATATCTGCTATTTTTACCGTGTTGGATACGGCCTCTTCAGCTGCCTCTTCACCGTGAAATTTAGCAAGAAAGTCATATACTTCGTCTCCATCTTTCACATAAAACTCATTTATACCATAGCGATGTCGATCTGGATCGTCCACAGGCTTTTTAGCATTAATAGCCATCAGCACATCATGTACAGTCGCATCGGATTTCGTAAGATAATGCGCATCAACCGCAGTTACCAAAGGCAAATCTAGCTCTTTGGACATCTTGATTAGTTGGTTGTTGAGCTTTACCTGGCTAAGTCTGTCATCTTCAAGGGCATGTGGTTGAATTTCTAAATAAAACCTTCCTTTGAAAATATCAGCGAAACGTTTAGCATATTCCACCGCTTTTTTATAATCATCCTGGAAAATGGGTTCTGCCAATATTCCATTAGCACAGGCAGACGTGGCAATAATTCCCTCATTATATTCTTCGAGAATCTCCCAACTAATTCTTGGAAAAACTCTGCCCATGCTAACAACAAAGTGCTGAAATCCTAGATAATTAATCTTAAGCAGGTTTTTATAGCCAGTTTCATTCTGAGCTAACAACACCATATGCTTACGTTTCTCGGTCTTTTTCCTACCTTTTTCACCTTTTTTTGGCTCAATAATATCATATGAGTGGACAAAATAAGCCTCGCAGCCTGGTATAAACTTAACACCAGTTCTTTTATATGCTTTGTATGCATCAAAGAGCGCGGCCAGAGTCCCATGATCCGTGATTGCCAATGCTTTTTGCCCTTTTAGGTTAACTAAATCGAACAGATCGTCTACACTCTGAAGGGCATCTAACATGGACCCAAGATTAGTGTGGGCATGTAGATGTACAAAGTCCCTCATTCTTTCTCCTTAAAACTTTCTATATACTTAATAATTGCGTCTTCGAAAATATCTATAACGCCTTTCACATTTTTCTTCAATGTAAGTCTTATTTCTCGTAGCCTTCTAATCCCTGATATAATAAGAGTTGGATTTTCTATTTTAAGAATGGAAGTTTTTTTAAAATCGAAAGCAGGCTTTCCTATGTGTTCAATAAACTTCACCACCTTTTCATCCAATTTTACTGGAATTAGGTAGACAAATGCGTTCTGACTACATTGACAGTTTTTCGTACTCCTACGTGTAATACCGTATTTTTTTAATTTAGGTGTGGTAATATCCATCAGTCAGGTCGTTGCATCGTAAGCTCTACGAGCCTTTGCTCTCCTTCTGCGGCAGCATGGGTACCAAGCGCTCCAAGAACAGACATACCTACATCAGAAGTTTGTGCTTGAAGTACCATTTTAATCTCGTCTTGTTTGACTCCAAAGCTAGCAACTGTAAATTCGTAAGATGTAGACTGCTCAGCATCTGCTGAGTTTCTTAAAGCAACACTTACCGCCGACGTATCAGCCGCCGTAGAGTGTAACTCTAGTGACTCTAACACATCGGCAATATCACCCTCTCCTGCTCTAATATCATCTTTACTTCCACTTAACGTAACCTTAACCTTTTCTTCTTTACAGGTAAAGCTAACAATTCCAAATCCTTGAACTACTCTAACAGCCATTTTTAACTCCTTATCCTAGTGGATCCTCTGGGATCTCATATGGCTCCTCTAATGTTTGAGGTTCTTCGCCCTCTACAGTAATCTGAGCCTGACTAACTATAAAGTCCATAACTTTTCGATGCTTTATTAGGCCCATAACTCCATCAAGCATGTTTTGTTCTTTTAAATCCTTCTTAAGGACAGCTGGACTTATCTGCTTGTGCTCGGCTTCCTTTTCTAGCCAAGCCTCAAATTCTTCAGGAGTTATCTTTAATCCAGGTTCAGCATCATATACGGCTTCCAACACAAATGTTCTTTTTACATTTCGTTCAGCCATTTGCCTAATATGACCCTTAATGTTCTCATCTACATCCCCCTGAAGTCCCAATTGGGCAAACATATATTTTTCTTCATCATTTACCCACTCTGCTGGAGCATCAAAAGTATGAAGTTCGAGCAACTTATTAACAACTTCCTCCTCTACTGCTTGACTTTCTTTCATTGATGCCTCATACTCAGCACGCTTCTTGAAAGCTTCCATAAGCTCATCATACGATGGAGCTTGCATAGATTTGACCAACTCTTCATCCTTGGGAGGAACTTTCTCAAATACATTCTTTACTGTGATATTTACACTGGCTGGCTTTCCACCATGTTCTTCCATTGCCTCTGGCAAGGTTACACTTTCAGTAAAGTTTTCACCAACAGCCTTACCAACTAGGTTTTCGCCAAAAGGAGGCTCCTGACCCTCATTTACCATAAAATGGTGGTCTTTTCCATCGGTAATTTGCTCTCCATCTTCTCCGACCACAGTAAAATCCAAGGAAACAACCGAGCCTATCTTAACCTCTTCAAGCGGCTTTTCTACGGCGTGTTCAGTTTTAGCCTCATCGAGGATTTTGTTTAGAAGTTCCTCTCTATCTATTTTTGGCTTGGTTAGTTGTAGTCCAACGTATCCCGTAGCCTCAATAGTAGGCTTAATATCTAGGATAATATCGCAACTAAATGTGCCGTCGATATGAAATTCAGCGTTTTCCGTCTTAGGCTCGCCAAGTGGCTGAATTTTCTGCTCAAAACATGCGTGCAGAAACCCTTCTTGAGTAAGTAAAGAAGAGGCCGATTTCTCAATTTCCTCTCGGCAGTACGATTCTACTAAAGGCTTAGGGGCTTTACCCCTGCGATAACCCTTTATTTGAACCCTTTTTCCTATAAGTTCACATGACTTGTCCAAAGCCATTTGAACCGCCGTAGTATCATATACCACATTAAGCTTTCTCTTAAGGCCGCCCAAATCTTCCATGGTGACAACATGATGCCATTCTTCTGTATTTGTTTCGCTCACGGGAGTGGTTTGTATCTTTGTTGGCGGTGAAGACTTTTTTCTCTTCTTACGTTTCTTTTTAGTCATTCTTGCTCCTATAGCGCAAAAGTAATGCCAGTCTTTTTCCTAGCATTTTTAACTCTTCTTTTCCAAATTTGCCAGAACTCTTTATTAGTCTGGCCTGTTCTTTCCTCTAACAAAATCTTGTTTATAATATCCTTTAAAAGCATGGATCTTAAACGCAAAATGCGTTGTATTGGCGCATGAGTGGGATGGCTAGACATCACTAAAGCCTCTACTAAAACCTTATCTCCGGTTTTTAATTTAGCATCAGGCTTTAATTTAATAGCCTGCCATTCGCTGGATTCCATATCCTGTATACACTCTTTCCCATCTAAACGTATGGAGCAAATTTTAGCCAAACGAGGAATTTTCTTTGATCCACGTTTTCTAATAGGAGTTTGATTGGGGATCTTACTACCACTATCAACAACTGTATAAAATATGGTTTCAGGTCCCCCAGAAAAGCTAGGGCATCTGGCAAACCATCTAAAATCTTTAAGGGAACGGATTTTGCGGTCTAGTTCGGTAAATTCTGCAATATTATCTTCTAATACTTTTATCCACTCATGAAATATTGCTTGGTGCACGGCAGCCTCAACACCTCTTGTCTTTGTGACCACTTTCCTCTTGGTTTGACCTGGATATCTGGCTTTTTCCAGTTCCGTAAGATCTCGCTCCTTTTCCTTCCAGTTAAAAAGATAGTTATGGGCATCGTCTGGATACTTTGAAATCCAATGAAGTGTAGCTAATAGAAAATACCAGGTGGAAAGTCCAGCCACAGTATTTTTATTTGCCCTGCTCATGTGTATTATAATTTCACCAATAAGTAAATTTAGTCTTTGCTTTATAACTATTTGATTATCAGAATAATCTGGTGTAGCTGCTATCGCATCTTTAGAGGTGCCAGAAAAAGACCCATCTCTCATCATTTTAGGCTCATCTAAAATAGCTTCTTCTTTTTTAACCCAAACCCTTATGGACGGAAGACCCGTGAAATGGCCAGATTTTCCCTTAAATCCAGAAGCCATTCGAAGTGCTTTCCTAGGAGTAAACTTAGTACCACAATACGGGCACGTCAAGGGGAAATCTAATAAAGTTGGAGGCGGCCTACAAAATATTTGAGTATTTTTGCTAATACTCAGATTTTTAAGTGCGCCTTTTACGTATCTTTTGCCCAGACGTGAACTATCCACACATGTAAGAGGAACAAAGCGCCCAGCACAATCATCAGACGGACAGATACATGTAATTCCCAAAAACTTTTCGAAAGCTTTCCTTCTCTCCATCATGTCTTTTATTCTATTAAGATCTGGGCTGTTCTTCTCTTTTAGGGCTTCAACCTCTAAAAAAAGATTCTTAGCCGCTGCCTCACACCGTGAGCAGGAATACATTCTATATGGGTGACTATCTAAGACTACTTTTGCAGAAGGAGTTGATGTTAGACAATACGGACATGCTAAAGCGACCTTAAACTTATAGCCCATATCAACACCCAGTTCTTTAACAAACTTATTTCTTAAAGACTCTATAATATATCCACTGGGGTTTTTTCTCGTACCATCATACCACTTACCCTCTAAATAGGTTCGCAATACTACAGATATTTTTTCTACAATTTTTGCAATTTTGGCTTTACCAGATGGCGTATTTTCTATGTTTCCGTGTCTTTCTTCCTCAGAAAACAAAGGAAACGGAACTCCTCTGGAAATTGAAGCCTGCCTCTTGACCCTATCGAACCACAATTTTCCAAAATGTAGTACAGCATATGGCAAAACCCATTTTTCAAAAAGATTTGGCCTGGTCAGTATGACAGGCCAATTATCTGGGTTACCTATAATTTCGTTAAATCCATCAGGGTCCTTTATACCAACGAATACGCCTAAGTTTTCTACTTCACTGGGTTGAGGCCAACTACCATTAAGTAGTTTTTGCTTCTCAACTTCGGGTATTATTTCTTCTGGCTCTAACTGATCAGCGTGTTCAGCTAGCCATTTCTTAACCTGATCGTTAGTTTCTTCCATATCTTACCGTTCCCTCAAACTTGGACATTTTTACCAAGTTCTCCAAGTTTGGTTAAAAATGTCCAAGTTTATTGGCTACTGCTGGCTACCCTAATTCTCGAACCTCCGCAAGTCTTTTACGAACAGCCCTTGTTAAACCCCATGGTGACATTCCCTCGTCCCCAGCAACGTCAGCGATTTTATCTTCACTAATAAATATCCTAAATATCACGCGCCGCCATTTATCATCCCAACATTGAACTCTTCTTAGAAGATCTATTTTTTCAACAGGATCCAAAGGATCATAATAAAAGCCAGCCATATCATCATACATCTGGACATAGTTACACCTCCCACGTAACGGATCCTTTTTTCGAGATTGATCTATTAGACGATTCCTTACAAATCTATGAAGAAAAGTGGAAAGCGATGCGCCCCTATCAGGATTGTATTTTGGAATGCCCTCAAGCATAAGAATATATATATCTTGCTTTATATCTTCAAACGTAGACCATGAACAAAGTGACAATCCAAAACGAACCAACATATACATATGGGGTTTCATGAGTTCAAAAACCTTAGGAAAACCGGTTCCATCACTGGTATCGATATATATTTTTTGATCTTTTACCGTAACGGAACCAGCAAATCGTTTTTTTCTTGAATTAATAGTCCGCATTGATCACCATGTTGTTAAACAGGGGTTCTTAAAATCGCACCAATCACACAGGCGTGAAGGCTTCGGAATCCACTTACCCTCTTCTTTAATACGCTCTCCATATTCGATAAGTTGTTTTTTGCACTTATCAACATCTGCCATATTAAAATCATAACTAATATAAGATCCTCCAAAACGCATCATAATATAAGATCCTCTAAAGCGATCTGCCTCTGGGTATTTATCCGCTAGATATATACCATAGATGCGAAGCTGAAATGGCTCCATATATTTGGTACTTTTGTTGGTTTTGTAGTCTTTAATATGATAAATGCCATCAGCATCAAGATCTACTCTATCTACAAAACCTCTAACACTTAAGCCTTTTGCCAATGGTATTTCAAATTCTTCTTCTAATGAAACAATTTCAGAACCTATTCCCTCTGTTTCCATAGATCGCAAGTATTCCAAAAGAAGATCCCTAGCCTCTAGCAAAACTTTGTCATCCAAAGGCTTCTCTTTCTCCATCTCATCTCTCTGCGCCTTAAACGAGAGTTTCATTATTCTCTTTAGGTTTAAGTCGGAACCATCCTTTTTAAAATCTTGGTGGAAGCCTTCTAAGGCTCCGTGCACAAGTGTCCCTAAATCAAAATGAGGCCAGTCTTTTCTAGGCAACTTTTCGATATAATTGTAATAATATTTTCTGGGACATTGTTGGAAGGTCTTAATTCTAGACGCAGATAAAACTAAAATATCTTTTTTTTCTGTCATAATTTTTTCCATTCACGATATGTCTTATCTCCCTTGGATAAGTTGCAACTAATACAACATGAAACAAGGTTATGAACCGCATGATCACCACCTTTCGCCAAAGCCACAAAGTGGTCTATAGATCTGTTGCTATCGTTCAATTTCACCCCACAATAAAAACAACTCCAATCTCCAGAGTCCATTATGAGAAGCCAATCTTCTTTTGAAATCGATTGATCACCAACCAAGGCCCTTCTTTTTGCCTTGGCGTTAGCACATATATGAGGATTCTCTCTATAATACTGTTTTCGATATTCCTTTAACCTATCAGCATTTTTTCTATAATATTCCTCATAGTGTTCAGCATGATCTATTCTATATTGCTTAAAATACTCTGAGTTATCTCTATAATATCTTCTTATTTGATCAGAATGATTTTCTCTATATGTTCTATTCCATTCTTTAATTTTCTCAGGTTTCTTTTTAGCATACTTTCTTCTATATTTTGTGCTACATTTTCTACAATGATATTGTAATCCATCTTTATTTCTTTTACATTTATGAAACTCTGTTTCATCTTTTATTTCAGAACACATATTACACTTTTTCATTATATTGCAGATCTCTTGTTGTAAATCCACTTGAATACAAGTGGTGGCCCAAACTGTCTCCTATCTCCCACACCCTCTGGAATAGAAGCAGGATCAAAACTTTGTATGCTTTTTATCCATCTTGTTTCGTTATGATCGAAATAATAGGAACATGCTAGGCCATATCCATCTTTTATAGTGTAAAACGTTCTTACATGACCCCCTGAAATATAAGGTTGCGGCTCATACATAGATTTGCCCTGTAAATACTTGGTCATATCCATTGTATTACCGTAAGGTCTGTTAATTATATAAACCGACTGATCTTCATAACCATCGGTTCCGTCTATGGTAATATACATAGATCGGGGATTAAAATATACATTTTGATTGTTAGGAGAACTTGGTGTTGGATCAATAGATGAACCTCGGCCTCCAATGACTGGCGTAGTGATAACCACCGTTCCCGTGCCCTCAAGATCATATTTTTTATCCTGTATCTCTAGGTCTTCCAACTCATAATCAGAATACCTGGCTGGAATGTCAACCATAAGATTTTCATCTGGCTTATACCCATCTAATAGGACAGGGATTACGTCGTAGGCATCAACTGCTATGCCGATTCCATATCCATCGATTCTCCTGAAATATGGCGTATCAGAAGAATCAGAGCGAAAAGTTATATCCAAACCGCCGCGATCTGAACCACTTAAAGCCCACACTCTAAGTCTTACTGGAGACTCGGTAGGCATTATAATTGGAGAAATATATACTGGAGACAACATGCCAGGCTGACTTCCATCCAATGTATAAAACATTGTGGCTGGCACATTTGTTGATAAAGATACCATAAATGGTATCCCAGATATAAGTTGTGGTCCTAATTCTGTAGCAGTTACTGCAATAACAGCCATTAATGATCCTTTGGTGCGGGTCCTCTATATATCACTATGTAATCTTTACCTTTTTTCTTCCACGCACATCTTGAAAGAAATTTGATCAAGGCACAGTCGTCTTTAAAGTATCTGTACCAGTAGTCCATTGCTCTTCGAACAGCTTTTTGCTTGTTAATACCAATGAAAGTTTTTACGATCATCGCATACCTCCTTTTTTCGGGCATCCGATGACCGCTTTCGACATCAGGATGCCCTAACTACAGTGACAATAACTGTCAGGGTCCATTATTTGCCTCCCATCATTTCTCGATAGTATTTGTTAAAATCTTTCCGTGCTTCTTCCAAGCTGCTGGAAACATTCATAAAAACCGAGTAGTTAAGTAATTTGTTTAGCGGGATCCTTGTTTCTGGGAACAACTCGTTACTTTTGTCAAAAAGAAATTGAGGATCACCACGTACAACGAGTATAATATCATTGGTTATCTCTGATATTTTTTGTAACTCATCTTCTGTTCTTATGTCAGTTACCACAGCATCTTTGTGCCGTAGCATTTCGTTAACCATGGGGTCGATAAAAAACATTGGGCCGTGCTCAGCACGCTTTTTATCGCTAAACTCCCATAATCCTTTGCGAATTTTTTCTTCTTCTGGAGTGCCTCTGCAAGATTTGAAATATTCATCTGTAATGCCTATTTCATAGTAGTAACATTTTTTTATTTGATCTGCAAACGCAAAGCGTGTGAATCCGTATTGATATTGTAATACGTGTGCTACCACATCATCTTTCCCAGCTCCAGGAGCGCCAACTAGTCCAATTATCATGGTAAACTCCTTTAAATATCAGAAAATTGATAGTTTTCTATTGCTTAAGAACACTGCCAGATGCTCCTTTCTGAATCGTAATAATGTTCTCAAATTTCTCTTTCATACCCTCATTGTGTGTAATTACCAATATTTTAAGATTCTTTGATAAATTAAGTATCGCTGAGGCTAAAGCATCAATTCCATGACGATCAAGTGCTTGGTCAACCTCGTCTAATAATAGGAACTTTACATTGCTTCCAACACGCCTCATCAATAATTGACTTAATGCCAGTCTTAACGCAATAGATATTCTAACCTGTTCTCCGCCACTAAGATCGTCAAAATCAAGCTCACTGCTCCCAACTGATATCCTTATATCAAATTGCTCTTTCCATGATCCACTGCCAGTTTGCTTTTGTGTCACAAAGTCAATGGTCATAGGATCACTACATATTTGCTTAAGTACAGAGTTCGCGTATTTCCTAAGATCCTCTGTTATATTTTCCATTATAATGGCCTGAATGCCATCTTTTCCAAATGCCTTTACTAGCTTTTTATAAATATCGACTTCTCTAGAAACTTTGGATAGTTGGCCACTTATTACACTTCGTTCGGAGTCTCTGCGTTCAAGTTCCTCACCATAGCCCTTTAACATGCCATGTTGTACACTTAGTTCTAAAAACTCCGACCTAGCTTTCTCAAAGCCCTCTAGCAAACCATTGTATTTTGCCTTGGCCCTGTCAAGTTCAGCGTGTATATTTTTATCTCCTTTTACATTATCCAAAATTGCTTTAACCTTATCGTACTCTTCTCTGAGCTTATCCCAAGCGGCTCTGAGATTTTTAAGTTCAATTTGAATAACTTCGTTACGACGAACCGCATCAGAAACCTTACTTTTCTTCCTAGACAATGCTAGTTCGGTTCTTTCCAGCTCAACCAATGCTTCTTTTGCCCGATCTATTGCGTTCTGCTCTCTTTTAACACTAGTGGTAAGGTCATTAACAAAAGCCTCGGCCTCTTCTATCTGGGACAGTAGAGATTTTTTTCTTTCACGACGGCGGCGAGCAATATCTTTAGGATTTTTAATCTGCGACAAACAAGTTGGACATTCTTTTCCGGGTCTTACAGATTTTAGATTCGAGAGATCTTGTTTTAAGCCATTTAGTGTATTACGATGAATTTCAAGCTGCTCTTTTTTTCTATCCAAGTCTGCCTGACTATACTGACAAACTGGCGGCTTGTCATCGCTATATTTAGTAAAAACCTCTCTAGCTTTCTTCCCACCAATTCTAGAGGTTTTCAATATTCTTTCAGAAATATTAAGCAACTGCTCTTCTAGTTCTTCATATTTTTCATTTTCTAATATCTTATTATTGGCTTTCACCTGAGCAGTTAGCTCTTTACGCTTTTCTTTTATCTCATTAGCTCTGGCAGAAAGACTCTTCTTTTCTTCTTTTAGATCCGACAAGTTGAAGCCACCCTTTTGAGCCACAATTGTCTCCAAGCCACCTATTACCTGTTTTTGAGCATCAAGCTCTTCCTCCATCTCTTCCAAATCCGCTTTGGAAACCCCCATTTGCTCTTCCAACTTCTTTATTTTTGCCTGATTCTCTTTTTTCTGGGCTGTCATGTCTCCTATTATTTTAAGTCTTTCCTCAAGATTAGCTCGCTGATCCTCGAACTGCTTCACACTGCTTTTAGCAACCTGTTGGAATTCATCCCATATACCAATTTGAAGAACTTCCTTAAGTATTTCTTTACGTTTTGATGTTGTTGCGGATGCAAACCCAGAAATATCATTTTGTTTAAAATAAACAGAATTTACAAAAGTGTCATCACTCATACGAATCACTTCCATAATCTTCCTGTTTGTCATGGTTGGAGTGTCACAGGTGAGACCATCATCTTCCCACTTGTTTCCAACCTTTCTAAAAAACCCCACGTCCGTTAGGTTTGAGCGCTTATTAAGCTTCCTTACTATTCTGTACTGCTCATTATCTATCATGAACTCGAAAGTAACTTTACATAACGGTTTTCCACGCTTTACAACCTTATCTTTTGTACTAAATCTACTTTTGTTAGTAAGTGCCCACCTCATACCATCGAACACGGCACTTTTACCCACACCGTTTGACACATAAGGATTTCCACTATGAGCACCTATAAGTAGCGCGGCGTCAAATTTTGTGAAGTCCAGCTCTGACTTGACATGGGAAATGAAATTCTCAAGAACTAATCTTAATGGAATCATCCCCTACTCCTACTATTAATAATTCTAGTGCCTCTTTCTTTCATAAGTCTCCTTACTTCTTCATTTTCAATTAGGGTAAGATAATCCTCAAAAGATTTAATTGGATTAATACGTTCAGTGATTGAGGCTTTCCTTAACTGTCTTTTAGATACAACTTGAGTATGTATACTTACACAATAGTGTATTTGTAGATCTTTTTTAAGGAAATTTCTAATACGGTCCTTATCAAGCTCATATAGACTACGCTCATTAACTGCAATGGTTATTCTAACAATGCTGTCAGCAGTTTTGTGTGTCTTGGCAAATTCCTTCAGTTTAGTTATGCAATTTTCTGTGGCAACTTTGCCGTCTTTAGCAGCGGACTGATCAATTTCAACATCATATAGTGCTCTTACTGGAAGCTTTTCAAATTGATATACCAACTTATTCTTTTCTGTGGTAACTGTAAGAAAGTATTTCAAATGACCACTATCACCAAAATCCTTCCTTTCCATGGAGCCAACATACGCCACCAAGGGAGTTTTCTGGACAATATGATGGGGGTGGACGTGTCCCATAATTGCACCGTCAAGATCTTTGAACATTTCTGTGGGCAGCGATATCTCCCCAGCATGACCTTCAATAACGGCACTACCAAGCATTGTGCCCTGTAACATAAAGTGACCTATTAGTATTTTAGGTCCTTTTCCTATCCCACGTATTTCATATTGTAGCCTGTCCGACAAGCGTCCAATGGCTTCATCATTTGTAGAACAGTTAAGCATTTGTCTTTTTCTAAATGGGAAAAAGATAAGATTTATAACATCTCCTGTACCATCTTCACATGTTACGCTATCAATGTCTTTGTAAATATGAACCATAGGCAACTTTAATTTTTCAAGAACATCTATTGTAGTGGCACATTGATCTCTAATCATATCATGGTTGCCCACAACAATATGAGTGTGTACTCCGATCTCAGAAAGACGCTGAAGTTTTTCCGAAAAAAGACTGAGTTCAGATGCCTGAGGTCTCCTGTATTCAAACACATCCCCAGTAAGAGCAAAATGCTTTACATCATTTGCCTTTATGTAATCAATTACGTGATCGAAAGTGTTAGAAAAATCGATAAGGCGACTATTAAGTTGCCTGTAAGAGTTAATAGTCCCTAGTGAGTATCCACCACCAAAATGAGTATCTCCCAAAATAACTAATTTCATTTCTCACCAGCCTTAACCCTACTTTTAACCTTTTTTGAGAGTTTGTCTCGTATTTTCATTGCATCCTCCCAATCTTCATGGCCTATCTGATTGAGGTACCTGTCAAGTTGCCGGCCAACTTTCTCTATCCACTTCAACTCTTTTTCAAAATCGTCAGTACCTACAAACTCTTTAATATACGACCTAATTATTGTGCTCATTTCGAGTATATATGGCTCAATGTTTTTTGATGAATCAAACACATACTCCATATCATTTAGAGCATTTAATTGCAATTCATCCCACTGCCCATTTTTCTTTATTAGACCAATATCTTTTGCCAATTTTTGCAGGGCTATAAGAGGAGGAGTGCCGTCCATTAAGCTTACAAAATGAATTGGAGTGCCACTGGCACCACATCCAAAGCAGAAAAAGGAATTGGTTTTTGCTGACACAAACATAGATGGAGTACGTTCACGGCCTCCATTTTTCCCTTTATGAAAAGGACAATATGTTCGATGAGTGAAGTCTTGGCCAGTTTGTTTTTCTTCTAACTTGAGATTATATTTACGCATTAAATCTATGATAGAAACCTTGGAGTTTACTATGTTTTTAAACTTCCACGCTTTATTAGGATCTTGTTCTAAGAATTCCATATTCTACTCCACCAAGATTTCTTATTCTTAACATTAAGAGTTATATCCCTTTCGGATATAAATGACCCCTTAAATCTAGCAAAGTTATGTTCACTACAATTAATAATAGCGTCTCCTTTTCCAGAAAGACGCTCCGCACCATTTCTATCTAATAAAATTCTACTATCAATCGCAGAACTGACTTGACAGCTCAACCTGGCAGGAAAGTTTGCCTTAATAAGCCCTGTTACCACGTCTACTGAAGGTCTCTGAGTGGCGATTACGAGATGAATTCCACAAGCTCTTGACTTTTGAGCCAATCGACATATATAATCCTGTGTCACTTTTTTGGACACCATCATTAAATCTGCAAGCTCATCTATCACCACTACAATATACGGCATTTTGCCTTTATATGTATTTATATCTCTAGCACCAGATCTTTCAAGCCTAGAAAACCTATTTTCCATTTCTGCTACCAAACTCTCTAGTAAGTTCATCGCACCAGTAACATCTCTTGATACGGGTCCATAAAGTTGAGAAAGAGAACTATAATATGAGAACTCAACTCGTTTGGGGTCAATTAGTGCGAAATTTATAAACTGTTTTTCATTAATTAGTAAACTATTAATGATCGTTTGTAGCATTATAGATTTTCCAGAATTATGAGTTGCTGTGAAATCTCCCATTAAATACAGATTGTCGTCAGAGACCTCTACCCCATAAAAATCATCCTCTTCCAGCGGTTTTACAGAAAATCCAGTTTTTAGTACATTTTTAACCTGCTTCCTTTTTGATACTTGTTTTCTGCTAATTCTACAAGGAACTATAGAACAATCACCTGAAATATAAACACGATAGTATTTCTGCTTAATTTGAGTTTTTCCATTAGTCGCTGCTTTCCAAGTTTCTTTTACATAGGAGGCAAGCCCTAAGCTTCTCGCTATAAAAACAACATCATTTGCCAGACTTTCCGATTTTGAAACAAAATCAAAGCCACCACCATCATAACTACCATCTGTGTCTATTAGGCCGGCCAAGATCTCCAACCTATCCTCCCAAGAAGCGGTTTTATACATATGTGGAATAAACTTATCACCACATGTTGTCCCATAAATACCTATTTCTTCCAAAAACTTTCTTAGTTCACTTTTACATTGAAAACCCTTACCTTTTCGATTCATACAAAGGTGGTAAACATAATCGTCACATTTTTTTACCACTGAATTAAAAAGACGGGCACTTTTATCACATTCTTTTACAATTACACTGTCTAGTGTCGTAATTGATAACTGATTTTTTAATGACCCGTCCCCCAACAAAACACCTACAAAATAAGGCTCTTTAACTGAAGCTTCGTTACCAAATTTTTTAACTGGACAGCGGTACAATTTGTACATATGTTTAAAATTTTTTGATTTAGCAACGTACTCGTTTACAGATATATTAATTATTTTTCTAGGTTCTGAAGATATACGGTTGGTTTTCATAAGTGATAGTATATGACTACCATTAACTACAAAGGGGTCTCCTTTTATAGGGATTATCTTAAACATTTTTTCCCTACCACGAAACAATCTTAAAACCTTTCTTGGCATACTATTTGGTCCCATCAATATATCATTCTTTTTGATGTTTTCAATTTTTTTAGTAGTGCCATCGTACATTAATATTTTTGTTCCTCTTGCGTGACATCCAGTTGTGCCCCCCACCAATAAGTGAGGCATAGTAGATAAGTCTGCTACAAGGGGAGTTCCATCTCTAGTTTTGCCAAGTGCCAGCGGCAGATTTGCTGAAGAAGATTCGAAAGTGTCAGAAGTGATAACATCTTCAAAACACACATTGACCGCCTCAGAGACCGTAATCTCCATACGAATAATACCCTGTTTTGTTACGGTGTAAATTAGCGGTTCAGACAGTGCTTTTAAAAATAGTGCAATTTCCTTCGAAAATTTCTCCAGCTTATTAACCGTGCCCCCTGGCTTTAACACTATGTCAAAAACTAGAAAGTTGCCTTCCTGTATACATCGCTTAACATTTGCCTTAATTTTGTGATGCTCAAAAAGTTTTTCCAAGGCTTTCGTTGCATTAACTTTATTCATTACTTCCTTTCTGCAAGCATTATTTCTTTTCTTATTTTCTCACACAACTTAATCATCCGTTGGTGTTGGAATTTGGCCATAATATCTGTTCTGCCATTACAATTGTAGTATAACTTTTGATATTCTGCCTGTTCAGCGTCCAATTCCACCATTATACGAGAGATGACCTCATCATACACCTGTGATTTTTTAGCCATCTTAATCCTCAATATTTATTTTTAAGCCTAGTTTTTCTGCTTGCTCAAGAAGTAGTTGCTTTTCTTTGGCTTTTGGATCTTCTAATATTGGCTCAACGCCTGCTTCTTTCTCCAATTGTTCAATACGCCTTTCAAGCAAATGGTTCTTATGTGCTAATTTATTTCCTGCATTTCGTAGCGATAGGGAAAGTCTAGTGGCAAATACACATAAACTCATCATACCTTCACCTGGCTCTAAACGCTCTACTGTTTGAGCCGAGCGTATAAGTTCGTTAATGATTAGTGTTTCTTCCTGCTTCTCTCTTTCTGATCTATTTTCTGGCAATTTTGAATCATTTAACAAACGACTAAACCCTCGCATAGACTCTATTAAATTCTTTTTAGCCTCATTAATTTGAGAAATCATCCTAGCCGCTTCTTCTGTCGGCGGCTCAAGGTTTTCTAGTGGCACGTCTGGAGGTGGCTGTACGCCCTGAACCACTCGCCTTTCTTGTTGCTGTTTTGGTTTTGGCGGACGCGGATTTTTTGGTTTTAGTTTTACTCCGCCCTTTGCTGGCCGTATTTCTTTTAGGTCTTTGTCTTTTAGTGTTCTTGGACGATCTTCCATCGATGAACTCCTTAAGTATTGGAATATATTTATCCATCCGCTTACACTTATCACAGGAACTGCCGAATGAGAAATCCTCACCGAAAATCCTGAAAATGCATGATATGTTAGTTACATATTGATGGATAGCTGGACAGAAAAAGAATTCTGTAGGAATATGATCTTCCAGCTCTTTTGATAGAGAGGGATCTATATTTTTAGAGATATATTCCCTTTCATTTTTGTGAAGCTGCTTTTTTCTTCTTTCTTCCTTTCGTTGTTCACGCTCTTTTCTTCTTTGCTCACGCTCTTTCTTTTTTCTTTCTCTTTCCTTTTGTTTTTCTAGTTTTTCTTTTTCTTTTAAGTTTTTCTGTCTTGTTGCCCATCGGAGCCACTTACTATCAGTTTTGGCCATACGGCGCATTATTTTAAGAGCAGTCAGTGTGGGCACTTTTGGCATGCGCTCTTCTATTAGCACAAGTCTCTCTTTTGTATTAGTTCCTTCTTTCCAGCAATCATATAAAATATCTAATTGCTTTTTTGTAAGTGGAGCTTTCTTTTTTCTTGCCATGGTTCCTTATCTTTTATGCTCCCAAGCCAACCTCTGCGAATAACTTATGATGATATTCACCCCCATTGGGGCCAGCTTCAAGATTCCCGACATATCCTGCTATAATATGACTTACTTCATGTCTAAATAAAGACGCTATTCTTTTTACAGATGCTTGCTCTGTACCTTTGGGAAAACTAGCCATTTCTATAAGAAAAGAGCTGGGCCACATAATTCCGTTCACCTTCCACCCTGCCCTTTCAAGATATTCTTTATCATATATTTCTATTTCTGTTTTTGCAAGTCTCTTATAGCATTTCTCCTTGCTCCAGCCCTTCTTTTCGTGCCAAAAATCAACTACACTATCTGACCACATATCGAAAACATCAACCGAAATTCCTTTTGTTTGCGGACTTAACATAACCCTAATACCGTACTTGGTCGTAAAGTCGTACTTCTCTTCCTCTTCCTTCTTTTTCTTAAAGTGCCTAATTAGAAGATAAGTGCCAACTCCGGCAATGCCGAGCAAGGCAGCTATGATGATAATGATTTCGACTGTTCCCATAATTGTGGGTCACCTCACATCGCTAATTTTACAACGTACTGTTTCTGAATCTGGAGTTGTTCTAGCCGTGCCCCAAACTAAAAAGGTGGCGTCGTCGCGCTTCTTAACAACCTTTGTTTGCCTACCAAACTCTATTTCTCCTGGTAGAAAATGACACTTGACGGTTACCCTAACATCTCTATACTTGTTATTAACTACTCTAACAGTAATACTTCTCCAAGGAGAATCACATTTTCCATAAGATGGAAAACTCTTTACAGGACACTGATTGGCCCAAGAGTTATGAGGGTCAACATAAACAGAATCAGCTGGCATTTTCGAATGAAAAGCGGGCTTACTAGTTGCACAACCAGCACACAGGACAGCGACCAACAACCCTAGAACGACAAATATCTTTCTCATTTTTTAACCTCCATGTTAACGACATGAATTGCTTTTATTATAAAGTCTGCGGCTTTCTGCAGTTCATCAAATGTATTATATTTTCCTACGCAGATTCTTACTGACCTCTTAGATTCTTCATCTGGCATTCCTACTGCCTTCAACACTCTTGATGGCTCATTATTGATAGACATGCACGCACTTGCCATAGATATTGCAACATCATTACTAAGTATTCCCAGTAAATGAGTCATATCATCACATGGAAGAGAAATATGTAACGTCCCTGGAACTTGCGGATAAAAATCATGGTGTTTTATGCCTGGCAAATGCATGACCAACTTTTCGTATAGACACTCTGCATTTTCGTAAAGCTTTTTTCTTATATAACTTAACTCATCATTAGCAATTTCGCAAGCCTTACCAAACCCCACAATCGCTGGAACATTAAGAGTTCCCGCTCTTTTCCCATATTCCTGTTTACCACCATGTATAAGTGGCTCCAATGAACTAAACTCTCTAATATATAAGGCTCCAACGCCCTTGGGACCATAGATTTTATGTGCCGAAAGCGATGCAAAGTCGACATTTAATTTTTCGACATCGATGGAAATTTTCCCCGCCGCCTGTGCCATATCTGAATGTAGTAGAGTATCAGGTTCTTTCAAAACATTACCTATTCTTGCGACATCTTGAATTGTACCAGTCTCATTATTCACTAACATTAGGGAAATAAGATCTGGCTGGGGTAATGTTTTTAGATGATCTACGTCTATCACATTATTGGAATTTGGGCGTAAAAAGGCAAGGTGTCTTTCGTCTTTAAGATACTTGCATGTATCAATTATAGAACTATGTTCTATTAAGCTCGTGATTATAGATTTAAATCTTTTTTGTTTTAGGATGGTATTATTTGACTCTGTGGCTCCACTTGTAAAAATAATTTGATGTGAATCACAATTTATCAAACTCGCTACAGAATTTCTTGCAGTCTCTATAGCATCTTCTGCATCCCAGCCAAACTTATGTGTTCTACTAGATGGATTCCCGTACATTCCCTTCAAATACGGCATCATAGCTTCTAGAACTCTTGGGTCTATTGGAGTTGTAGCATGATGATCTAAATATATCATTTTAAACCTTTACATAGAACGTAGAACTATAGACATCTTTTCAGCCGTCACATTAACAGCTGAAGCACTTTCTCTTGTAACATATATCTCTATTTCGTCATTCTGTGTTAACTCAAGTATACATACCAAACTTATACTACCAATTTCGTTAGCAACACTGCTTATTCTTCTTCTACCTTCACTCTTAGCAATAGTAGTTCCATTTACTGCTACCCTAAAATAGAACACATCAGCAGAACTGGATATGGCAGATATTTGTGCATTAAAACTGAACATTCTTGTTATAGGGCTTGTGTATGTTAGAGTGCCATTACTGTGTGTAAAATCAGATAAATATCCATCGGCATATGTACCTAATACTTTTGTATATGTAGGAGTTTGAGATGTTGCAGTTGCCGATGAAGAAGAAATATACATTTCACCATAAGAGCAATGGCTGTTAACATATCCATCTTTAGTGATTTGTACTGTATTACTAGAATCATCCATATAGAACAACTCTATGTCTCCAGCATCATCCTTTGAATATAGATAGCCATCTGTTGAGCTAACTGTCGGGTCTGTAGTTGCCTCTGGCAACTTCATGTAGCCATCCTGGGCAAGCAGAGAGACGCGCGCCGTCCCGCCCGAATTCGACACGCTGAAGCCAGGCGCTATGAAATCGAAAGCCGCTGGCTTGTCCACAATGGTCTCGCCGCTGTTTCGGATCGGCACCTGGCCGCCGCGATATCTTGTAACAGATAGTCTGGCTCCAGCATTTAACAAAGATGCAGCACTTCTATATGCTTGTATCTTAATAGTATGCGATCCAGCGTCTAATGCTGGAGATATCCAAGTATGGCTCATATTAGAGCCATAACCAGCATTGTTTGATTCTGTTACAGTGGCATAGTTATCTGAATCTATCACCCAACGAATAAATGTGCTTCCTGCTAAAGTTTGAGATACCCAACCAACCAAAGATAACAGTAACTGTTCATCTTGTGCTACAGTAACTGTAACAGTAAGCTCGTCACCTCCACCGTTGTCCACGTCAGCCCATGCCCCTGTGATCGCGTAGTCGCCAGACAGAACAGCAGTGTCTGTCAATGCTCCACCCGCTCCAGAGCCAGATGAATTGAGCAGCATGATCCGGCACCCTCCAACTGGAACGGTGCCAGTTCCGAGGTATTGAATGCCGCTGCCGCTAACCTCTTTTCCGTATACTTTGACGGTGTGCGGCCCGGCATCAAGATCGACAGTCCCTGTGAAAGTCAGCCAGGAGTAAGATGATGCTGTCAGCCTGGTGGCCCACTTGTCATCATCGCCAACTGTCTGTTCATTGGATTCTCCCTCGTCGAAAACAAGCTTGAACATTCCAGACGATAGCGTATCTCCGAATATCGGAAAGGTCACCAATACAACATACGAACCAGAGACTGTGGCTTCGAAGCTTTTCGACCCCACAGACGGGACGAACTGCGTGTAGGATGAGCCGAGGCTAATGTCAGATGCTGGCTGCGCCTCGCTGACCTCTATCTGAACTCCAGGTGCCGTAATCACCTGATTCAACTCAATATTCGCTATACCAGCATCCGCACCATAGCCTTCAGTCACCTGGTACACACCAGCACCAATAAAATTCAGTGCCCGAGGCATTCCAACCTTTTCAACACCATCCTGCTGAATTGGGACTAGATCTCCGTTAATATAGCCGTCCTTGGTGATTTGAACTATTCTTGCAGAATCATCCATGTAGAACAGTTCTGTATCACCAGAATCATCTTTTACATAAATGAAACCACGATCAATTGCCCCAGACGGATGATCTGGAACATTATCGAAGCCTAAATATCCATCTAGTCTTATAGATTCATAAGAATCATAGGCATCTGAAGATGTAATGTGAACAGGATAATTAGGTATGGTTGCGATGGTTTTACCACCATCATAGGCTTGCTGCAAATTACTAGCAGTTCCGCCGCCTCCGCCGCCAGCAGCTTGGCCGCGACTGGTCAGTGGAAAATACCCAGAATATCCATCACTATAATAAAG